CTGGTTCTGGTTCTGGTTCTGGTTCTGGTTCTAGAGCTTCTTCAACAATCAGCTCTTCTTCTGATTTAGGTTCATCCACCGCTGGGATGTCTTCTACCTCTTCTACTACTATGTCGCCTCTATCATCTTCAACTGGGATAGCCGCAACGTCATTCTCCGCATCAAACGGACTTAATTCTTCATTACTCATTATAAACTCCTATAGGTGATGTAAATTTTAGCCGCTCTTACTGCTACCATTAACTGCGGCCAGGGTTAATCTCGTTCCAGCATCAGTAGATGCTTTCTGTATATTAGCGTCCGTATGAAGTTTAGCTAGTTTTAGTTTATTAGCTCTCTCCTCACGGGCGTTCATTAATGTCTGTTCAAGTTTATGAATTTCAAGCTCTAGGTCATCGCCATCGGTTTCGATATCGCGTACTTTAGCATTTGTTAGCGCTGCCTGTGCATTAATCTGAGCAATCTTACCTTCTGTCTCTGCCATCTCGAGCTCAAGCAATCTAGCTTCCATCGCCTCAGCCTGCTCCTGTACCGCACGCTCTTCTTCAGTAGGTGTACCCTGACCATTCATCTTACGTATACGTTCAGCCAGATTCGATTTCTGTGACAGATGTGAGTACTCAATAATAGCATCATCAGGGATCATAACACCTACAGTACGGAGGTTCAACGCCTCTGCGAACTGTGACTCATCAAATGTATCGCGTGCAGGCTGATTACTAATAACCACATCGTACTCGCCTATAGTAAGATTATTAATAATCTCACCTGTAGCCGGATCTGGGGCATTAATACTAATCGCTTCCCCCTGTTGTTCAGGGTGTGCCATATTACCACGGGTAATCTGTATCACGCGGTGCTCATTATAGAACCGTTGTATAAGCTGTAACATATTCTCAGCAAGGAAGTGTCTAGTACGGGCCAAGTTATCAATCAGTGTTTGGATCTGAACCGATCCACGCTGAGTCTTCGCCTCAAGTGCTACACCTGAAACCTCTGCCGGACTCTGCCCCAACATAGCGTCAGATATACCGGAAATCTCTTTAATATTGTTTGCCGCTTTTGCTGATATGCGATCAAGCCCTGATGGGATTTGGTTAGCTTGTATCTTAGTAGGCTCTTGTGAACCCTTATTAACTTCGATTACAAGTCCAGTCTCAGCCCCACGGGTCTCTAACTCACCAACAGTCATATTAGCTAACGATCCGCGCTCAACAACCCAACCGGAGTTCGCAGCACTATTAACTACGTGTAACTCTTGGCTCGATACTTTATTTAACTGTTCTTGTGGCGATATAAGGTTACGAACCATACCAAATGGCTTACCACGTCTAAAGTACGGGAAGAACGGTATAACAGTAAAACTCTCATACGGTGACCAGTCATCGTGTAGTACTACGTTATCAGCACTTACTGTCCATCGTATCTGCCGAATAGGTTTTTTCTTCAGCATTAACCCGTTCACCTCGGCGAAGTACTTTATACGCTTCATATCCTTACCCTCTGGGACCTGGCGTGTATCACCGGTCTCAGGGTTAATGAAATGCCACGCCATATGGATCTTACGGTGCTGGCGCTCAATAATACGTACCATACGGATAGAACGATTAGCCTCTTCATCTACGTAGGTATCAAAATCATTTGGCTGCCCAAAGTTCCGGTCTTCAAATACAATAGTATCTTCCCCAAACTCCGAACGTGATGCTACAACGTTCCTAAGATCTTTAGCCGCTTTCTTACCATAGGTCATCTCTACTTCATCGAGACTAAGCCATCTAGTAGTAAACACTTCGTTCCAAGTAGCTGGATCGTATTCCTTAGCATCTGGATCAAGTACTACATCTAATGGATCAAGAGATTTAATCTTAATCTCTCCCTCAATATGATCGTCGAAGTCTATACGTATATCGTAGTACCCGCGATCTTGGATAAGTCCATCAGCAAATATAGACGACTCAACCCAATCAAGTTTATTGTTATCTCCGATCTGCATCGCTAACTTAGTGAGGGTGTCAGCTGTTTCCTGCGTAGCACCTCTCCTAGGCTTAAAACTAATCTCACCTCGTGAGCGTGCCTGTTCCCCTAATACAGTATTAACTGTGGTAAGGATAGTATTAATCGTTAACGCTGGTTTTCCCTGCGCGTTAAGTTTATCTATATCTTTCTTTTCCCATTGTTCACCCGTATAGAACGCGTCACACTTCCGTGCGATATCCACATAATCTAAGTGCCCAGCATCACGCGCTCGCGTATATCGCTGATAGTTATATTGTGCTATCTTACGTTCATCTTTCATACTTAGAATTCCCAAGCTTCCTTAACAGGGTTGTCATAATCTGTAGTCCTTAGGAACCCGCCGCTACCTGTACGTATATACTGCCCGCTACTATCACGGGCAATAGTCGGATCAGCTGGTTGCCCCATCTCTACTACAGGTGGGCGAGTATTCTGTGCTGGTGCTATCGGTGCAGGAGGTGCCGGTGCAATATTTTGCGGCATTGTACCTAACCCGCCTCCACGCACCTCTCGATCTATAATTTCCTGTTCTGCATCGGCTGATAACTGATCCTGTGCCCTAGTTCGGGCAGCCTGAGCCGCTGAATAGTTCGGGTACGACTCTCCGTTAAACTTAGGCCAGTATTTTTTAGATAGACGGTCAGCATTTTCTGCTTGAACACGTTGTTGTTCAGCTAGTGCTACCTCGTCTTTTAAATTAAACTCATTAGGGTTTCGTACATAATCTAACGGTCTATTACCGGTAACAGCATCGAAAAATGTTAAATCCTCCTGCTGCTGTGGAGGAGGGGGTGTCTCCCACGCATTAGGTGGTGTAACCCCTAAAGACGACGGGTATTTACTAGCCTCAAAGTCCCCAACTATCGCATCCGCCTCCCCGCGCGGCATCTCTTGTAACTGAACCCGGTTTATTGCTGTTGGGTGCATCCCTGAAGAACGTGCAAAAACTTTAAACTGTTCTCTATTGTCGAACACGTAGGGTTCATCTCTTATCATTGCTAAAAACGCCATTCTATATCTCCTATGCAGTCATCGCTGATTTACGTCCACCAAATGAACTTGAATATCTATTAAGCTTATCTTTCCACGAAACTACTGGTTTGTCAATCCTTTTTTCTGGGGCACTGAGTTCTTCGAGTAAAAGACCCGCATATGCTAAACAGTCACATAGGTCATCGTGAGTACCAGCTGGGAACTGCAACATCTCAGTCGTGAGCGTATGTAGCCATGGCGCGTGTCTTGGGAAGAACACTTTCCCCTGCTGAATACGTCCCTGAATGGATCGCGCCCTTAACTCTTTATCCCGTCGTCCCGGTAACTGCTCGTGGATATATAACGAGTACGCTTTCCGTTCGCGGATACGTTTATTGAGAAACGGTCCTAGCGCCATCTGCATATGCGTGCGCTCTATACCCGTAGCTATCGGTTTCCACTGCTCGTACTGATCGATGATTTTCTCCACGATCTCCATAGCGTCCATACGCTCACGAACTATATCTAATACATAAATATTTTCATTCTGATCCAGCCCAAACACAACGCTCGCTGTATAATCGTTAGTCTCTTTCTGCCCCAACGCTAAATCCCAAGTTGCGTACACATTCAGATTATCCGGTTTAACTTTATCTGGAGACTCACTATCTGACGATGTCTGCCAGTACTTAAAGAACTCCTTTTTAAAATAGGCACCCTCATCTAACGTAGGGGTCTGCTGATACAACGAGGCCCAGTTCCGCTCATTACCCGGAGCATTCTTAATCATGTTCAACTGATCTAACGGGTACCTTTCTGGATGTAACGCTTCACCCGACTTACGGTACTTCTCGTCCTCCGTAGCGATAGCAGGATACATAACAACATCCCATTTCTGAGTAGGTATCCCTAACTTCTTAGCCTCTGCCTCCTGCTCTAACAGTCTCCCGAACAGATCATCGTGATGCCAGCGGGTCATAATAAGCAAACACCCTGCTCCCGGAGCTAAACGAGTATAAGCTGTAGTGTTCCACCAGTTCCACGCCATCTCACGGTTAGTTGTACTATTCGCATCCTCAAAGTTCTTAATCGGATCGTCCACGATCATAACGTGAGCACCACGACCAGTAAGCGGTCCACCAACACCCGCTGCGGTGAACGCTCCGCTCTCTGTTGTCTTCCACTTCGCTACCGACTGGGAATCTGGATCCAACTTACTCTC